GACCGACATTTTCACGTCGCGCAACGGCAAGGAACAGCGCCGGGCGCTCCGGCAAGGCCACCGCAAGAACGTGTCTTTCACCGCCACGCCCACCCACGACAAACTCCGCAAAGCCCGGAACATTCTCGCGGGCTGGCATAGCAACACCATCATCTTCCCCGAGCTTCCCCGGCAGGCGACTTTGCGGCAAGCTGCGGAGAACACCGACTTCCTTTACTTCCGGGATCAGGCTCCCGCGTGGATGCAGGTCGGGCAGACTGTCGTCCTCGCCAATCGTGGTCTCTACGAGAGCCGCGAGATCGCGGGTGTCGCGGGTGATTCGATCCAGCTCTCGGGCACCGTGCCCGGATACTGGCCTGCCGGGACCAAGGTGCATCCGGGTCTGGCTGTCCGGTTCGCCGATTCGATCTCCGTGCGCCACCTGACGGCCGAGGCCGCCACCATCGGCGTCAATCTGGAAGTCATCCCGACCAGCGAGCCCATCCTGCCCACGGCCATCCCCCAGAGCTTCAGGGGCCGGGAAGTGTGGATGCGGCCGCCGAACTGGATCGACCCGGTGACCGATAGCTTCGTCAGCCAGCGCGAGACCGTGGACTACGGTCGCGGCAAGACGGCCGTGTTCCTGCCGATCCCGTTCGGCACGGTCCTCCAGAAGATGAGCTACACGGGGCGGAACTTCCAGCAGGCTTACGATCTGGTGGAGTTCTTCATCCGCTGCAAGGGGCAGCTCCGCGAGTTCTACATGCCGACCTTCCTCAATGACGTGCAGATCGGTTACGAGGTCGTTACAGGTTCCCGCATCCTGCGGATTCCCGGCACCGACTTCTTCCGTGATCTGGAAGGCGACACGCAGCGCAAGGCCGTTGCGATCTTCATGAAGAACGGGGACGTGTTCCTCCGGGGCGTCAACTCCGTGAGTCAGGTCAGCGACGACAACGGGCAGGACAGCGCACTAGACCTTGACGAGCAACTGCCGTATCCGTTGACCCTGACGAACGTGGATAAGATTTCATGGTTGCCGGTATGGCGCATGGCGTCGGACACCTTCACCATGGAGTGGGTCACCAACTCAGTGGCCCAGTGCCAGCTCTCGGTTCGGATGCTTGAGGATTTGCCGCTATGAGCTTTGCCGAACTAGAGGAAAGCCGTCAGGACGGCGTACCCGCAAACCTGTATCTCTTCCGGTTCGGCACGTCGCCGAACGCCTTCCACGCTTACACGGACGCGGATCAGCCCATCGTCTTCGAGGGGATCACCTACGAGCCCGTGCCGATCTCCCGCACGGCCGTCTCTGCGTCCGGCACGCTGGACAAGTCTGCGCTGACCGTCACCACCCCGATCAACACGGGCGTGGCCGAGTTGTTCCGCGTCTACCCTCCTGCGCAGGTCATCACGCTCATCATCCGCCACGGGCATGTCGGCGATGCTGAGTTTCTGGTCCACTGGTCCGGGCGAGTACTCAGCAGCGAGCGCGAGGGCAGCGAGATCAATTTCACCTGTGAGCCCATCGGCACGTCCATGCGCCGGTCAGGGCTTCGTCGCCACTACCAGCTTGGCTGCCCGCATGTGCTCTACGGCCCCCGGTGCAAGGCGAACAAGGTACTGGCGACTATCGAGCGCGAGACGCTGACGGTCGCTGGCAACCTCGTGAACTTCGCGCTCGGCTGGAACGGCGCGACCTCGCCCAGCAAATACCTCGGCGGCCTGCTGGAGTGGGACGGCCCGAACGGCATGGAAGCCCGGACGATCCTGCGGATCATCGACAACATTCAGCTCTATCTCAGCGGGCCGACGACAGGGCTGACGCCCAACACGATGGTCCGTATCGTCTTGGGCTGCAACCACCAGATGAGTGATTGCCAGACCGTCCACGCCAACATACACAATTACGGGGGACAGCCGTATATCCCCACGAAGAATCCGATCAACACCAACCCGTACAACTAGGAGAGCGCCATGTGGTTTTTGCAGCTCCTAATCGGCTTGGCGATTGCCGTGATCGGGTATCTCATCATGCCCAAGCCGAAGCCCCCCAAGCCCCCGGCTGTCAAGGACATGGAAAGCCCGACAGCAGAGGCCGGTCGGCCCATCCCGGTTGTGTTCGGTTCGATCACCGTCAAGGGTGGCAACTTCCTCGACTATCGCGAGAAGCAGGCCACCGAGTTCAACAAGCCCTCGGGAGGCAAGAAGTGATGGACATGGATGCAGCCCGTGGGGTTCTCGCCCGAGCGGAGGACGGTCTGGCTCTGGGATACTGTGTGAAGGCGATGCGGGCCTTCCTCAAGTTCCACGGAATCAGCTTTCGCCAGTTCGTGGATGAAGGTATTGAAGGCGAGCGCCTGTTGGCGACGAACGACTATCACGCCACGGCAGTGGTCGAGCAAGCGATGCGGCGAGAAGGACTTCTGTAATGGGTGGTGGCGGCAAGGGCGGCAAGAAGGGCGGCGGCGAGCCGTACTACGTCGAGTACCGGATGACCGCCCATCTCGGCATCTGCCACGGCCCGGTTGACGCCCTGCTTGGCATCTACGTCAAGGAACGCGATGCTTGGCCCGGCACCACCGTCTACGACGAAGACGAGGAAGCCGAAGAGCAGGAAACCAATCTCAATATCTCGTCCTTCAAGGACCTGATCAGCCTGTTGACCAATGGCGGAATCCAGCCCACGAAGACGACCTCGGTCGCCACGGAGCCCGGCCCTCTGGCAGTGTCGCGCCGTGACCTGTTCGGTGGGAACGAGAAGGAAGGCGGCGTTGAGGGCGAAGCCTACTGGCTGCCCGGCCGCGAAGACCAAGTGATCCCGGAACACATTGCCGGACGCTACGGCCTGACCACGGCAACCATGGTCGGGTATCGTGGTCTTGCGTCGGTGTTCTTCTCCAAGGGCGGCGACAAGGGTGGCTTCCTCTGGGGCGCAAACAACCCCTACATGAACACGATCTGGTTCACGGTCTTCCGGGCGTCCGTTGGGCTCAACCCGCTCAAGCAGACAATCCAGATCGGGGACCTCCCCCCGGACACCAATGCCGCCAACATCATCTACGAGTCCCTGACGAACGATGACTGGGGCATGGGCGCACCCGACACCATCTTGGACATGAACAGCTTCGTCGCGGCCCAGTCGCTCTTCTTTGACGAGAAGTTCGGCCTGTCCCTCGCGTGGGTGCAGCAGACCACCGTCGAAGCCTTCATCACGGAAATCCTCGACCACGTGCAGGCCACGCTCTTCGTCAACCCGATGACCGGGCTGCTGACGATCAAGCCGATCCGAGGGGACTACGTGGTCGCCGACCTGCCACGGTTCGGCCCGCACAACTGCGACCTCTCCAGCCGCAGCCGCAAGGCTTGGGGAGAGACGATCAACGAAGTCAATATCTCGTGGACCAACCCAGTCAACGAAGAGAGCGAGACGATCACGTTCCAAGACCTCGCCAACATCGTCATGCAGAACGGTGAGGTCGTTTCCGACACGCGCGACTACTACGGCATCCGCAACAAGGAACTGGCCTCAATGGTCGGTGCCCGCGATATCCGCTCGGCCAGCCAGCCGCTTTTCGCCACGGAAATGGAGACCGATCGTACTGGGTGGAATCTCACGCCCGGTGCCTGTCTGGTGCTCGACTGGCCCGAGGATGGCCTGTCGGACATGGTGATGCGAATCACCAACGTGGACTACGGCCGTCCGGGCTCCATGTCAGTCAAGGTGAGCCTGATGGAGGATATCTTCTCGCTCAGCACGGCCACATGGACTTCGCCCCCGGTGACCGAGTGGATAGACCCCACCACGGAGCCGCAGCCAGCCGACTACATGGAAATCGTCACGGCCCCTTACGCGATCCTCACCCGCGCCGGTTTGGCCGTTGACGACGATCTCTACCCCCGTGTGGTGCCTGCCATCCTCGCGTCGTCCGACGAATACGACACCACGGGCTTCCAAGTGGTCGGGAACCGGGTCTTGCCGAATGGCAGCACCGAGGTCAACACGCCGCTGACGAGCTTCGCGCCAACGTCGCGCGGTGAGCTTGCCGTGGCAATGCCGCAGCAGGCGACAACGACCATGACGCAAGCTCAGCTCGGCAGCGTCATGGGCCGGGAGCCTGAGATCGCCAGCTTCGCCCTGCTCGGGGCGGGCGGCGATGCCGACATGGAGCTGGTCATGTTCGACAGCTTCAACGCGACGACTGGCGTCTGGACTATCGCACGCGGCATCCTCGACACCGTTCCGAAGGCTTGGCCGGTCGGCACCCCGATCTGGTATCTCGACAACTACGCAGCAGACACCAGCGAGCGGCACGCCAACACCACGGTCAGCTACAAGCTACAGACGCGCAGCTCGGGCGGCGAGCTTCCGCTTGCCCTCGCCCCCACGGTCTCCAAGCTGCTGTCCGCGCGCCCCTATCTCCCGTCACGCCCAGCCAACGTGCAGGTCGGCGGCGTCGGGGTCGGTGGCGGCCGGAAAATCTACACCGCGCGCCCGACCACTGTCCCGGTCACGTGGGCGAATCGGAACCGCTTGACGGAAGACACCGTGGTCCGGCGCTGGACCGAGGGTAACGTCACGCCGGAAGAAGGGCAGACCACCCGGATCGAAGTGACGAACGAGGCCGGACTGGCTCTCGCCACCTACAACGATCTGACCGGAACCAGCTTCAACGTGCCGTGGGCAGACTTCGAGGGCTGGCGCTACCCGCGTATCCGGGTGTCGTCTGTTCGGGATGGCTTTGCGTCCTTGCAAGCGGTAGAGATTGAGATAGAAATGCGCCTGTTCGGCTATGGTAACAACTATGGCTTCGACTACGGCGAGAACAACGGGTAAGGCACCATGGCAGGCGAACGCACACTTCCGGGGCTCGGCCTCACGGGTTTCTGGGCAGCAGGGTCGAACGGCTGGGGCGTGCAGAACGACGCCAACCTGCGCAAGCTCTCTGCGCTAGTACAGGCGGCCGTCCTCTCCGCGACCACCCCGATCCCGGCAGCTCCGGCAAACGGGGACATGTACTTGGTGCCCGCCGACGCCACGGCCAACGCCAACCAGCTTGCCGTCCGCGACAACGGTGCGTGGGTCTACTTCGCTGCGAGCGAAGGGCTGCTGGTCTACGTCAAGGACGCCAATGAGTTCGTGGTCTTCGACGGCGCGGCATGGGGTCCGCTGACGGCGGGCTTCGAGGACGCACCGAGCGATGGAACGGTCTACGGCCGCAAGGACGCTGCGTGGGTAGCTGTCCCGACAGGCGGTGGTGAAGGCGGCGGGATCGCGGACGCCCCGGCTGATGGTACGCTCTACGGCCGCAAGGACGCTGCGTGGGTAGAAGTTCCTGCCGGTGAAGGCGGCGGCACGGTGAGCAACGTCGCTTCCATATACACCTACTTCGAGAATGGGATATCAGGGGTTTCGACTTCGGCCTATGCGATGAAGGGCACCATCGTCTCAGCCACTCAAGATTCCGTCATCGGCGCAATGACAGTGCAGATCAAACCGGACGCCGCTGGCGAGCAGTACCAGCTCGTCATCGCCAAGCTCGGGGCAGGATCAGTGGTGACCGAGCTTGCCTTGGTCGGGGATGCGTGGGTGTCTACCAGTAATGACGAACTGAACATACTGCGTGTCCTCTCTGAACCCCTCTCGGTCTCTGCCGGGGAGGTTCTGGCTTTGGTGGCGATCCGAACTGACGGCGGAACGACCACCGTAAACCACGTGATCTTTCCGGGTGCGGTCCCCGACTTTCCGATGCTCGGGTTCAAGTTTGGTGGGTCTGTTCGCGAGGCGGCACTGGTGCCCTCCGTGGGGTCCACGATCACCAACTACAGCACCGCCAACTACGTCCCGGTCGGTTTGGTGCTCCTTGCCAACGGTATGCCCGGCTGGAACGGCGGCGGGGGTGGTGGCGGGCTCGCGGACGCCCCGGAAGATGGCGTAGGTTATGTCCGCAAGGACGGTGAGTGGGTTCCCGAAACGGTAGCGCCTGCACCCTATTTCGGAGCCCATGCGTACTGGCGGCTCCGTCGCATCATGTCCCCTGACTCATCCTATGTCGCTATCGCCCTGCTGGATTTCGGCGTACCCGCCACGGGCGGAACGGCCTTGTCCAGTTCCAACTACACGGGGCAGCCTGCCTCGAACGCTTTCGACGCCAGCCTCGATAGTTGGTGGATATCCGCGCAAGGCTCCGTCGAGAACGCATGGGTGGGCTACCACTTCCCGAGCGCGGTTGAAGTCGATGCGGTCACGTTGAGCACTGGGGCGCACAGCGCACGATACGACTATGTGCCGCTTCTGTTTTCTATCGAGTACTCGGATGACGGTGTGGCATGGGTTGAAGCATGGGCGTCCTCCACGGACCCATGGGAACCCAACCAGTCCCGCACCTTCGAGCCGCCTGCCCCGGATACCGGAATCGAGGAAGCCCCGGAAGACGGCACGCCCTATGTCCGGCAGGATGCCACATGGGTTGCGGCCCCCACGGGTGGTGGTGGCGGGGGTGGTGAGATCATCGGGACCGATGTTCTGTACAACTACTTCATGCTCGGCAACGGTTCGACAGGCTCGACCGGGGCAGCTACTAAAGGCAATCTGTTCACGCCCGCCGAGGATATCACCGTTCAGGCGATCCGAGGATACCTGCCGGACTCATCCAGCGTAGCCCACACATACCGGGCTGTTATCGCCAAATTGGGCACGAGTGGTCTCGTCGTCTCCGAGGTCACGAGTAGTGTGGATCAGGAAGTTCTCACACGTCCCGCGATAGTGGAGTTCGAGTTCTCGGGAAATCCCATACTCACGGCGGGCTCGCGATACTTCATAGGCGTTACCCGGACGACTGGTGTTGCCAACGAAGCGTTGAACCTTGAAACGTCTGATGGGGAGCACAACTATCCGGGCGCGTTCGGCATAGGCTTGTGGATTGCGTCCTCTGGCTTGGTGATCGGGGAGACTTTCTCCCAATATACCTCCACTCGGCATCGTCTCGATATCGTGGCGGTCGTTGATTCGGGATTTGTGGTGGTGGATGCCCCAGAGGATGGCACGCCCTATGTCCGGCAAGACGGCGCGTGGGTTGCTGCCCCTGAAGGGGGTGGTGGCGTGGGTGGTGGAATCGAGGAAGCCCCGGCTGACGGCGTGGGCTATGTCCGCAAGAACAGCTCGTGGGTCCCTGAGACTGTAGGCGAGGGCGGCGGTGGTGCAGCACCTTTCCAAGGGGCTCTGGTCGTGCCGACTGCCGTGCAGAACTACCCGGCAAGCGTCACGGTCATCCGGTTCGCTCAGGAGACTTATGACATAGGGGGGTTCTGGACAGATACCGCACCGAACAAATTCACCGTCCCGGCCGGGGTTACCAAGGTCCGGGTGTCTGCCGGTGTGCGAGTTAACTCAGGAGACCCCATGACGGCACAGAACCAATTCTGGTTCTACAAAAACGGGGTATCGGCCTTCGACGGAAACAGCGCCATGACGCTGGGTGTTGATGGGTATTCCAACAATGGGCATACCTTCTCTTCAGGCGTCATCTCTGTGCAGGCTGGTGACGTTTTCGAGCTGGTGGCCCAATCTGCGGCGACGTTCGCACTCGACCCCGGTCGGACATGGTTCGCTATCGAGGCCGTGGAGACGATCAACACGGCGGCGACAGTGGAGTCCCTGCTCGACACGGACGTGGCCGCTCGGCAGGACGGCGACACTATGGTCTGGGACGCCACACAGGCGAAGTGGGTGGCCGGGCTGCCTGTGGTGGCCGCCAACGTCGCGCAGGGCGTCAACAAGCCTTTCCGGGGTGCTATGGCAGCCTTTACCGCCGACAAGAGCCTGTCCGCGCCCACGAGCCCGGTTATCTGGGACACTACGGACTACGATACTGACGCACTGTGGAGCGCGGCATCGCCCGGACGCTTCACGATCCCGGCTGGCGTAACGAAGGTTCGATTGTCTGCCGCACTGTCGCCGGAAGGGTCGGTCCTCGCGGGAAGCAACCTCATCCAATTCCTGAAGAACGGAGCCTCTTTCCGAGGGGGTTCTGGTATGTCGGCCGCCACGGGCTGGTCTGACGGGGCTTTCCAAGCGGACACCCCTGTCATCCCGGTCGTCGCGGGGGATTTCTTCGAGGTTCGGTGGAACACGTCCGACTCCGGCACCAATCTATTTGGTGTACGCAGTTACTTCTCTATTGA